TTCAGGAAACTTTCTACGCTTTAGCATTTACAGAACTCACAGGCGAACCAATCGAACAAATCGTAACCCTCATGTCGGTGGAGCGGGGGATTGCTCCATTGGTTTTCAAAAAACCAATCTATCCATACATCTTACCCTTAAAAGCGCGAATAGACGAATTCTATGCTACTGCTTGAATAAATAACAGAAAAGAGGCAGACCATGAAATTTGAAAACCTAAGAGACGTTGAAAGAGCCTTTCTGGCTGGTAAACTTAGTAATCTACCGGATCGTATCACGATTGGTGATATAACGTTTGCTTTCATGGGCGATAAGATGGGTGACAGTCGAGACATTTTCAACAAAGGTCACAAGCCTGTTGTAATGTATCAACCAACCGAAAAGACTCCACATGATCATTGTGTAGTTTTTGCTTGGGCTTTGAATGACCATTCTCATATTATTCCGAGCGCCGTAATTTCTGTACCTCAATCGTTGAGTTTGACGAAGGATATGTTTAACGTCGCTCCATCCCATCCACCGATCAACGGGGATGTTATGGACCCACCAAACTCTCCATCAGGTATGATGCCGACTACCAGTCATCCTCAGAACGAAGAACAGCCAGCGAATGGTGAAGAAGATGCGGAGGAACATTTGAACATGGTAGGACACTTGGGAACACACCCAATAAATCAGCCAACATTTGATAAACAGCCAGACAAGGGCGAAAAAATTAAGCAAGACTATGAAAACCGAACCATCGGTACGTATCTTGATATTACTCTCATTGGGTTTAATCAAGATCAAGTTCTACGTGGTAAGGTTGATACTGGTGCTCAATTTTGTTCTCTTCATGCAGAAAATGTTCAAGTTAAGCGCGATCCATTCGGAACAAGCGAAGAAGAAATCGTCACCTTCGTTTTCAATAAGATGAAATATTCTATGAACCTAGAACAATATCAAGCCATCTCTTCGGCTGATGGTGGGACGCATCAACGTCCAGTTGTTCGATTCGATGTAAGAGTTAAAGATGCAGTCTACCATGATATCCTGTTTAATCTAAATGATCGTTCAAATATGGAAGATCCATTATTGATTGGTGCAAATCTACTTCAAAAGGGTAAGTACCTTATCGATCCTACAAAAGAATCAATCAATTGGAACTATATCGGACGCCAAGTAAAGAACCTATTGGGTTAAAATAAGTCGAACAGCGCCTCCATAAATACCTCAAACAAAGGAATTTTATGGGTATGGTTAAATCTCCATTTATAGTCATTCAACGATTCATCTCTCCGCTCACATGTGAGCGTATCATTGCATGTCTTCCGAACATGTCAATAACAACAGAAACAAAATACAATCCAACAACCAAAGTATTTGCTGATTCCCCACCGATAAAAGCCGTCTATAAAGAATTAGGAACTCAATATCTTCAACTCCCAATTCTCGGAGTTGTACCACTAATCGAATCTCATTTTAACGTTCATTACAAGAACTTAGAGGATATTTCTATTGAGTGGTTTGGGGCAGGAGCACAAGATAAGTTGAAATGTGATAACAGTTCTTATGTCAACGGCAGATGGAATCGAAGCGCTCTACGAGATTTTTCTGGTGTCATCTTTTTAAATGATTACAACAACAGTATCCCATTCGATAACTCATATGAAGTCTATGGCGGAAAACTAGAGTTTCCGCAACATGGTTTCAGTTTCCAACCTCAGCGCGGCACATTGATCGCCTATCCTAGTGGTCCTCACTTCATAAATTACAATACCGAAATTAAATTCGGTGATCTTTATCAAGTTCGTTTCTACATAGAGACCAATGGCTTTTATCTCCATTCTCCAGCAGATTTTCCTGGTGATTATACAGAGTGGTTCAAGGGGGTCATCTAATGTTTGACGCAGTAGATAAAGACCAAATTTACATGGTGATAACCATCGGCACTGTCGTGGATACTAATGATCCGCAACAGGAAGGGCGTATTCGAGCGAGAGTTCCAGCATACGGAGATCGTGATTATGCTGAAGTTTCTGATTTACCATGGGCATTGATGGCATCTCCATTCATGGGTATGGTTCAAGCAATAAATGCTTCCCGTGGACCATCAACAGATAATACCACAGTCGGTCAAGTTTCTTATGGTTTTTGGAACACACCAAAGGTGGGTTCTAGTGTATTGATAACCTGTATTAATGGCGACCCAATGAGCCGTGTTTGTTTAGGTTGTATACCAGCCCAAACAACTTCTCATACAATGCCAGGAGGTAGATATTTCTATGATACATCTCAATTGTCACAGCATGGAGAGCCAGAAGGACCACTATCTTCTCAAGAACAACCAATCCAACCTCTCTATGCTAATCAAACGACTGCTTTCGGTTCCAGGAATGACAACTATGAATATCGGTCACGCGGCGCTGAGCATCAATTAGCAGCCATTGATAACGATACTGTCACAACGTATGCAGATGATATTGATGCTGAAATAGCAGATGACGCTGGTTTTAGATTTACCCAAGGCGACGGCGTCGTTGTTACCTCAACTCAAGGTTACAATCAAAGTCGAGTCACCGCTAACCAAGTCAATGATTCAAACGTCTATGCTTGGGTAACTCCAGGTTTCCACGCTATATCGATGGATGATAGTTTAGATAACTGTCGCATGCGGTTTCGAACAACATCTGGCGCGCAAATCATATTGGATGATACGAATGAAAGAATTTACATTAGTACTGCCCAAGGTAATAATTGGGTCGAACTAGATCAGGATGGAAACATCTATGTCTTCGGTCGTAACATATCATACCATGCTTCCGAAGATATAAACTTCTCGGCGGATCGTACAATACGAATGTTCGCCAAAAATGGTGTTCATGTCGTTTCTCAAGGCGAAATCAGATTTCAATCCACTAATGATTTCCATATTTTTTGTGAAGGAAGCATCCGAAGCGGCGCAGTTGGTAATTATTTCATTCAAGGAAGCGAAGTTAATGTGGTCGGTGGTACCTTGTACATATCTTCCCAACAGAATCTAAACATTATGTCGGTTGCTGGTTCGATTCTAGAGACCGCTACGACGATTCAATTGAACGGACCACCAGCAATGGTCGGCGATGTATCTAATGCGCAACAAGCGTTTTGGACAAACATTCTCCCCGAACATGAACCTTGGGGGAGAATGACGACACTCGATGACTTTACCCACGAATCAATATTTGATTACAATGATTCACAAGTTGGTAGACAGTTCACTACCCGAGGTCCGAACTGGCGTCGATAATTTAGCCAAGACCCTCCTGATAAATACAATATAATTACAAACCGGAGATTCAATGGCTACCAACGTTGTTAAGAAGCCTATTTACATAGGGTTTTCAACTGAAGATTTCCTGACAACCAGAACATTCGTTAAAACAGATGTTGAAATTGTTAAACAGGATCTTGTTAATCACATTTTTACGCGCAAGGGTGAACGCGTCGTGATGGGAAATTTTGGAACCATTATTCCTGACCTTGTTTTTGAGCCACTAGATGAATTTACAATTCGTCAAGTTCATGACGAAGTTTTAAGTGTCATCAATTTTGATCCAAGGGTCCAAGCTTTAAGTTTTACAGTCACACCTGACTACGATAACCATGCTATTACAGTGTCTGCTGATTTACTCTATCTTGAGCTAAATATTACGGATAACCTCAATCTTAACATAACGTTTGAACAATAAGGTAAATTAACAATGGCAGGCAGGTTAATCCCAACGGTCAGTTCTGCCGAAACCTGGAGACAGGTTTATGAGCAGTTTCAAAATATTAACTTCACCGCGTTTGACTTCAATGCGATAAAGCAGAGTACGCTCGACTATGTTAAATTGTACTTTCCTGAAATTTTTAACGACTTCATCGAATCGGACGAATTCATTGCTTGGATGGAGTTGTTTGCTTATGTCGGCGAGCTTATGGCATATCGTACGGATCTTAACGCTCATGAAAACTTATTGCCCGTGGCACAACGTATGGGTAGTGTCCTACGACTCGCAAAATTCATTTCCTATAAATCATCTAGAAACATCCCAGCTAGGGGTTTAGTCAAGCTCATTTCAATACGAACAACAGAAACCGTTATTGATGGGCAAGGTAACATTCTAACTAATAAAAATATTATTTGGAATGATCCTACAAACCCAAATTGGAAAGATCAATTTATTCTGGTTATAAACCGTGCCTTAAACGGCACATTTGGAAACGTATCTCCAAATGAAAGAGTCCAGGTTCAAGACGTGCTATTTGAACTTTACACTTTCAATAATAATCCATTACCGAATGGTGTTATTCCATACAGCGCCTTGGTATCGAACACGTCATACGATTTTGAACTCGTTCCTACCATTTTAACAAACAACGGACCAATCGAAAAACGTCCAGAAAACAATTCCGAATTTACCGTTCTATATGCTACGGACGGCTTGGGTGATGGCTCTGGAACTACTGGCTTCTTAATGTTCACAAAGCAAGGAACATTGATTGAAACAACACAGACATTCGATGGTGTTACTCCAAACCAAACATTCGATGTTGGAGCAAACAACATCAACGAAACAGATTTATGGCTCAATAATATCAATCCAACAACAGGAACAGTAACCGATGATGGTAGTGAGCCGGGAATACGTTCCGGTGAATGGATTCCCGTTGATATTTCGAGTGCTCAAAACATCATTTTCAACACTAACACAATTCGAAATAAGTACGAAGTTGAATCTTTGGAAGGTGATGATGTTCGTCTAGTTTTTGGAGATGGTGAGTTTGCTAATGTTCCTAGTGGTACGTTCAATATTTGGTATCGCGTGTCAGCAAACGCTGACGTTTCCGTTCCTCAAAATTCCATATCTGGACAGGCTGGACAATTAACATACTTGGATGCCGAAGGAAACAACCAGACATTGTCTTTTCAATTTAGCTTGACGACATCGATTCAGAACGCGGCACCAACTGAAGATATCGAGCACATTCGTAGAACGGCTCCTGGGGTTTACTACACTCAAGATCGTATGGTTAATGGTCAAGATTACAACACGTTCATGTTGCAAGACCCAACGATCCTTAAGTTGCGTTCTATCAATCGAACCTTTGCTGGTGAAAGTAATTATATCAACTTTTCTGACCCTAGCGAAGCCTACGACAACGTTAAGATTTTCGGAAATGATTTGGCTATTTTTTATGATACTGATGACATCGTACCACCCCCAATTGGAGCCTCGGTTTCCGGTACATTCATAGTCGAAAACGTCATCCAACCGTTACTCTCTGACCCAACAGTTTATTCCATTCGTGTTCTTCGTGGTGATTCAAATCCAGGAAGACGACTATTCAATGCTTTGGAAATAAATGAACTTCCATACCGCCTCGGTGATACAACGCCAACGCATCCAATTCCACTACCATCTGTTGGCTTCCCGGTATATTTCGTCCATGATGTACCAACTGATACTTGGATGGCATTCAGTAGTGCTGATTATTTTGGTACATGGCTAGTATCAAATCCAACGAATCCGTACTATTTCTTCGTTGCCAATACAAATCCAACCGTTACTCCGTGGATAATTACACACACAGCGGCAACTTTGTTCGCTGATAGCGAGGTTACCAAATTCTGGTTTGCCAACTCATCAGAAGT